CTCCTCACCCGACATGCCTTCCCACTTCACCTGCACCTGGCCCTCGGCGGCGTTCAACTCCATTGCCGGGGCGGTCCAGGCGTTGCGCAGCAGGTAGGTCTTGCCGTTGTTGAGTTCGGCGGTGACCGTGACGTTGCACATCTGCTCAAGCTGCTGGATCGAGAGCCCGCCGATGTCCGAGAACTCGCCCTGGATGAACGGCACCCGCGGCTTCTCGATATAGCCGTGCACGCCGTCCAGCCCGGCGACGCCATCGCGCTCGAATGACTGGATCGAGATTTGCAGGTTGCCGCGCAGCGCGAACTGCTGCCCGTCCACCTTGACATAGGCGACGCCAGCGACGGCGTTGGGGCACGCTCCGTTGCCGGCCATAGAACCAGACATGGGTGGCTCTCCTCTCGTTCGGGGTTAGGCCGCCACTGCCGCCGGGACCGGCGCGGATTGCAGGCGGAAGGCGACCAGTGCTGCGAGGATGCGCAACTGGTTGACGAGGTCCGGCGAGGCGAGCACGTCCACCCGGTTCGGGTCGTTGGCGTTGCGCTCGACCACCATCAGGTTCTTGTAGCTGTCGATGTCCTCCACGATGCCGGCGGTGACCAACTCGCTGTAGGCGGCGATCAGCTCGGCGCGGATGATGCGCGGGGTGACGATGGCCTGGCCTGGCCCGAACGCGGTCCCGTCATTGGCGAGCTTGTGCCGGGGGAACTTCTGCAAGATGCGCCCGCGCATGAAGCGGACGAAGTATTGCAGGGTCGCGAGCGTGGTCACGTCCAGATAGGACGGGTCGGGCTGGCCCCACACGTTCTTTTGGTAGGTCGTCACGCACCGCTCAATCTGCACCTGGCCGGCGACCGCCTTCTCGGTCGCGATGCCCGAGTAGAGCAGGGTGTTCTTGTCGCCGAGGCGGAACGCCGAGGTGCGGTCCGGAGCCAGGCAATCCACCAGCGGGAGCGTCTGTAGCGGGCGCGCGGGATCGGCGCGCAGCCCGACCGCGGCCTGGGCGGCGAGGGAAGCGGCGCGCCGCCAGGACGGCGTCGGCGACGGCGCGAAGCCGAGCACCGAGACGTGCTGGTCGTTGCGTGTCTGGCCGAACGTCACGAGGTCCTGCGGCGTGCCCATCTTGGCGGCGAAGACGTGCCCGTAGATTTGCCGGTCCCACGCCCAGCGGCCCGTGATGTCGTTCATGGCGTCGCCGGCCGCATCGAGGTTGCCGCCGTCCGTGTAGGGGATGGCGATGAAGTCGTATTCGTCATCCGCCATCGCATCGAGCGCGGGCGTGATGTCGGGGACGCCGGCACCGTCCGCCATCGGGGTCACGACGATGTTGAGGCCGGGCGGCATCAACTCGCCCGCGGGCAGGCCGCGGAAGGCGAAGCGCACGTCGATTTCGTTGCCAAGCTCGCCCGACGCGACCGCGGTCAGCAGGACGTCAGACGCGGCCTCGGGCAGACCGTCATCCGGCACCGGGAAGGTCAGCAGCACCGAGGTTTGCGGCGGCCCGGCCTTGATGCGGTGCGCGGTGTAGACGCCGGAGGTCGCATACTTGTGGGTGAGGCTCGCGCCGGTCGCGACCTGCACGGCGCTGCCGTCGCCCCAATCGACCGTGTCGTTGACCGCGGTGTTGACCATGACGGTCATACCGGAGGCGTCCGTGCCGTCGTAGCTCCAGCCCACCTGCTTGCTGGTGAGGCTCGCCGTCACGAGGCAGAACGGCGAGGCGTTGATGCCGTCCACTAAGGCCTGCGCGATCACGTCGGGGGTCGCGTTGGAGGCGGCCGAGATGCGGATCAGGTCGCCGCCGACATAGAGCGGGATCGTGCCGCCCTGGATCGGCGAGCCGGAGACGGAGAGCCGCCCGGTCGCCTGCACCGAGCCGGCGGCGTCATCCAACGCGATGACCCACATTTCGCCGAAGGAGTCGCCGCGCCGGTAGTAGTCCACCATGTCGGCGGCGATGGAGCCCGCGCCAAAGTTCTGCACCGCCTGGGAGAACGAGGACATCAGGACCGGCGTCAGCGTCTTGCCCGGCGAGCCGGCGAGCTTGGGGGCGATGATGAGCGCGGGCTGCGGGTTCTGCTGGTAGCCGGCGAGCGCGTTTGAGATCTCGGCATAGAACAGCGGGACGCGGATCGAGGGCGGGATTTGCTGGAAGCCGACGGCCATGACGGGTCACTCCTGCGGATTGGGCTCGGGATGGGGGCTGGAAACGTCGAACACCTGCTGAACCTCGATGCGGCCATCCGGCCCCGGATAGCCGCCGTGGTAGCCGCCTTCGACGTTCGGCGGCGTGCCGGGCGGTCCCGTGTTCGGGTCGGCCGCCGGGTCGATCAAGTCCCAGTTGATGAGCAGCGTGCGGAAGTCGTCGGGGATGACGACCGGGATGTATTCGGCGTAGCGGATGCCGAAGGTGATGGTCGCGGTGGAGAGCCGGACCTGCGTGGTGTCGTCGCCGTCGATGATGGTCGTAACGCTGTCGGTGCCCTCGCCCGCGCCGCACTTCCAGTCCGGAGACGAGAACAGCAGCACTTCGACGGCGAAGCAGAGTTGGTCAAGCCGGTCGGCGAGCGCGCTGTCGGCAGCGCCCTGCATGACGATCTGCACCGCGAGATTGACCGTGCCGCTGTAGTAACCGATCTGGTGCGCCGGCTGCACCGACTGGCGCGCTTCCTCGTGGGTGTAGATGCGGACGGCGGGAAGCTGGTCCAGGCGCAACGCGATGTGCCGGTCATTGAACACCTGGCCGCGGAAGACCGGCATCCCTGCTGCGATGAGGTCGCGCGTCGCCGCGCGCAGCCTAGACCGGAACGGGAGCGGCTGGATCGCCGTCACGGTCAGCCGCCTTCAACAGCCGGTAGCCCAACTCGCCGATGTCGTCGACGTCGATCAGCACGATCTCCCACCACTCGTCGCGGATGAACAGGAGGTCGGACATGCCCGGCCAGCGATCCGCGCAAGGCACGTCGAGGCCGGCGCAGTAGAACCAGGTCTGCACCGCGTTGACGCCGGGAGCCAACGAGGAGCCGAGCGGGGCTTCGGCGGGGTCGATCCGAAACCGACCCTTGATCGGGATCGGCGTTTCGGTATCGGGACGGAACCACCAAGCCCACTCGCCCCACGTATCCCGCAGCGACGGCAGCAGGATGTCGGTCGGCAGGCCCGGCGCGTAGCCGGACACTTAGGCCGCCGCGCGCTGCCGGTGGTCGCGGTTCGCAGGAGGCGGCGGCGGTGGCGGCGCTTCCAGAGCCGACGCCACATGCGGCACCGCCTGCACGGTCCACAGCACCTTGGGCCGGGTGCAGATCGGCAGCACGTTCTGCTGCGTCTCCACCATGACGCCCTTGTCGAACTCCATTAGCTCCTGCTTGGCGTAGCGCGGCAGCGCCAGGGTGTTGACCGTCTCCATGTAGTCGGCGGGCGCGTAGGCCTCCACGAACAGGTCCGGCACGCCGCGCGGGAAGAAGTAAGCGGTGTCCGGCGGGACGAACGCCATGTTGCCGACGCCACCCATGTAGGGGATGAACTCGCACCCGGCGTAGGGGATCGACATCCCGAATAGCGTGGTGCGCAGTTGCGCGGCGGCCGGCGTGTTGACGAAGGTGCTGCGGACCTCGGGCGCGACCGCGATGGCGTTGAAGAAGTCGAGGCCGCAGATGGCGCACAGGTCGGTGAAGGTCTGGCCGCCAAGCTCGAGCGCGATGCTGGTCATCATCTGGAACACCAGCGAGCGGATCGGCGACGCCCAGGCGTCGTCGGCCTTCGGCGGCGTCGCCCACACAATGGGCCACTGCTGCACGGGGTTCGGATCGACGTTGAAGGTATGGAACAAGTCCATCTGCCGCAGCGGCGCGCCGGTATCGCGGTTGACCGCGGTCACGATGACACCCTTGACGCCGCCGAGCCGCAGCCATTCCAGGGTGATGTCGTGCTTGCGGTCCATCGCGGCGATGCGCGCCGAGACGGCGTCGTTGACGCCTTGCAGCGTGTTGTCGCTCCCGAAGGTGCGGATGCCGAGCAGCGAGTCCGCGGCGATCGTGTCGACCAGCGGGAAGTGCGGGACCAGCATCGACACGATGTCGCGGGTCTCGGCGACGTTCGCGACACCCGGCGCGCCGCGAGGCTGATCGGGGACCAGCGACAGCGTGTTGAACTGCCGTTCGATCAGCGCAACCGTGGTGAACAGCGGACGCGGCGTGTAGAGGTCCATGTCGCTGATGACGGCGGGCTGATACGGCAGCCGGTTGATGGCCGCAGTCAGCGAGTAGACCGAGAACAGCGGGTTTGCCATGAGTTGCGTGAGCGTAATCACGGGCGGGACTCCTGCGCTTTCGAGGGGTTAGGCGCCGGGAACCGGCGGCGTCGGGCGGTCGGTCTGCTGCGCGCTTTGCGACGGCGCGTTGACCGGAACCGGCCTCGCCACCTCGGGCACGTCAGGTTCCTCGCCGGTCGGCGGCACCTGGCCGCCGGGCAGCACGTTACCCTCTGGCACCAGCGTATCGAGGTCATCGACCACCTCGCCCTCGGTCAGGCCCATCGGCTTCGGATGCACCAGCTCGGGCGGCGGCGCGCCGCGCGAGTCCGACGTTTGCAGGATGACGGGCTTCTCCACCCGCTCGACCTCGCCGCCTGCGCTCGCGCCGTAGATGCCGCCCTCCTCGAGTGCGGCGATGCCCTCCGGCCCGTAGACCGTGTCGGCGAGCGCGGGATCGACCGCGGGCGCGATGCCGAAGGTGCTGCCGGGAGCCGCCAGCACGCCCGTCCGCATGACGATGCGGCAGTTGGCGAACAGCGCGTCGGCGACCTTGTTGCGGTCCATGCCGTCGAAGATCAGGTAGGCCTCGTTCACCTCGGCCTCGCGGACGATGAACGTGCCATCGACCGCGCCTTGGGTCGCGTCGGCCCAATAGCCGAGGATGCCGGTGATGTTCGCCTCATTGCCCGCGCCGCTGACCGGCTTGTGCTGGACCGGGTTGGCGCGCGACCACGCGCCGTCAACCAGCGTGCCAGGAGGTAGCGGCGAGCCGGCGTATTGCGCGAGGGTGCCGGCCTCGCGCGAGCGGTCGCCTTCCTCCTCGGAGAGCAGGAAGCAGAGGTTGAGTGGTGCAAGCGTGGTGACGGCCATGGTTGGTTAGCCCCTTCCTGCTGCTTGGCGGCGGTGCGTGGCGAACGCCTCGGCCGTGTTGATGGGCGGGTGCGGCTGCGGTCCGGCCGCCTCGATGGTCGCGCTGCTCGTCGGCGTGACGCGACGCGCGGCGCTGTCCGCAGCTTCCAGGCTGAGCAGGTGCCGGCGCGCCTGCTCGGCGGTCATCTCCGTGCGCAGCAGCGTCTCGGCGAGTTCGGGGCGGTGCGCCAACTGGCAGGCCGAGACGATTTCGACCGCGCGAGCGCGCTCATCCTGCCGCGCCATGGTGACGATGTTGGTCACCTCCGGCGCATCGTTATGCGCTGCAACCGGCGGCGGTGGCGGCGGCGCGGGCTGCGGCTGCGGCGCGGGCTGCTGCACCGGCTGCGGCTGGGGAGCGGGTTGCTGCTGCACGGGCTGCGGCTGCTCGCCGCCTGGCTGTTCGGTCGTCTGAGACATCGCGGCGGAACTCCTTACGCGGGAGGGGGTGACGTAGGCGGCAAGGGCCGCGTGCGCCTCGGCAGGGGTGCCGACCTGATCGGCGAGGCCGGCGCTGATAGCCTCGTGGCCGAACAACATGCCGCCCTGCGTCTCTGCCACCCGGCCCGGCGGGAGGCCGCGATGCGCGGCGACGGTATCCACGAAGATCGACTGCAGGCGGTTGACTTCCTGCTGCAACCGCTCCCGCGCGACTGGGTTGAGCGGACGATGCGAGGTGAAGTCGAGCTTGCGGTCGCCAGCGTGGACGAAGGTGTATTTCACGCCCTCGGACTGGTCGGCGGCGGTGCGGTCGGTGTGCACGGCGATAGTGCCGATGGAGCCGACGCCGGAGGTGGGCGTGATCCAGATGCGGTGCGCGCCGGAGGCCAGCCCGTAGGCCGCGGACATCGCGTCGTCGTTCGCCATCGACCAGATCGGCTTGGTCTGCGCGAGCCGGCGGATTTCGCTCGCCAACTGCAACGCCTGCCCGCTCTCGCCGCCGGGGCTGTCGATGTCCATCAGCAGGCCGCGCACCCGCTGATCGGCGACGGCGCTGTTGAGGATCTGGCTCAGCCGCTCGTAGCTCTGCAACGGCTCGCTCTTGGGCGTCACCTGGCCGGCGCGGCGCACGAGCACGCCATGCACGGGCACGGTCGCGACGCCATCCTTGATCCGGTAGCCGTAGGTCGGCCGCTTGCGCTCGTCGTCGTCCTCGCCGTGGCTGATGCGAAGCTCGGCGCGAGCGGCGAGGATTTCCGGGAGTGCCGCGAGCACGGCCTCGAGCTTCTGCTCCGTTACCATCAGCGGCGTGTTGTAGATGCACGCCAGCAGGTGCGGCAGCGAGCGGGCGCTCATCCGCGTGCGAGCGCCTTCAACGCTAGCGCGGCGTCGCGGCGGCGTTCGTGCCGGTTGCGGTCATCGCGCTCGGCCTGCTCGTCGGCGCGCTGCCGGCAGCGCCGGTCAAGCTGCTCGGCCTCCTGCTCCGGCGTCAGCCGCTCCACGCGGCGCAGCAGCGCCAGCGATTCCGGTTCCAGGGCTTGCAGGATCATCTGCATGGCTGCCTCACTTCTTCGACGTTGCCCATAACTCCCCCTCATCCGAGCACCGAGCGCACTTCGCGCCAGCGGTCGCGGATATCCATTGCGGCCAGCCAATCGGCCAGCACGCGCTTGCCGCTCCGTGCCGGCCAGAGATTGTGCAGGATTGTGTTTGCCTGCTTGCCGCCGACGATCCAGATTTCGGGCCTCACTTCTTCTTCAGGCTCGGATACTTGCGATAGACCTTCGCGCGCACGGTCGCCTTCTGCGATGCGCTGCCGTGCTGGGCGACGCGGGCGAGCGCGTTGCGCGCGTGGGACAGGTCGTGGATCGGATACTTGCGCGCACCGGGCAGCGCAAAGTTCGATCCCTTGATGCGCTTGCGACCCTTAGCGGTCAGCTTGCCCATGCTTCGGCCTCGGCGGAGGGAGCCAGACGGACGCCCAGGTGGCGAGGAACATGAACGGCATCAGCACGAGCAGCATGGGGACTACCCACCACGGCGGCAGCGCGTGCTCGTCTTCGTCCTGATGTTCGCGCGGGAATGGAACGACGGTCATGCGGCCTCCTTGCTGGTCTGCTGCTGCTGCTCCTCGTGTTGCGCCTGCTCGTCGGCAGGTGTCGGCTCGCCCTGACCGCCGGTCGTGGTCAGGGGCATTTGCAGGGCCGGCGCGGGCGGCACCTTGGTTGTGGCGACGAAGGTCAGGTTAAGCTCCTGCTCGCGCGCCCGGTCGGCGGCGATCCGCGCGTCGGTCTCCTCGGCGTCGTAGCCCTGCGCCTCGATGACATCCGAGCGGGCCTTGAACCCGTTCTGCACCGCCAGCGCCTCGGCCTGCGTGTCCTTGAGCGGGTCCACCCACGGCATCTTCGGCGTCATCGCCTTGAAGCGCGTCACGGCCGGCGTGTTGCGCAACTGCGTCGCCGTGACCGGGAGCGCGCCCGCCAGCACCGCCTTGGCGAACCACCGCTGATAGACCGGGCGGAGGAACTGATAGACCATGACGGCGTGCTGGAAGGCCTCGACCTCGGCGCGGAAGGCCAGCAGCCCGGCGCGGGAGGATGCGTAGCTCGCCTTCGCCAGGTCCGACGAGATTTCGGCGTAGGGCACGCCGAGCGCGGCGGCGAGTTGCAGGAGGGTGCGATACTGGAAGGCGTCGTAGTTTGGCCCCACGTCCGCCGGTTCGCTGAATTGGATGTCCTGCCCCGAGTTCATTTCGAGGAAAGCGCCCGGCCCGAAGTAGGGCGGTAGCTCGGCGTCGAACACGCCCAGCTTCATGTCGGGGTCGGTCGCCAGATCGACCGGCGGGTTCTTGATGAAGCCGGCGAAGCGCGCGGCCTGCTTCTTCCGCTCAAGCTCGGCGTCGTCATAGAGGTCAAGCATGAACATCTTGACCACCGCGGCGGCGAAGCCGGAGAGGCCCCGTATCTGCCCGGCCTCGACCGGGTCATAGATGTGCAGGATTTCGTCGGCCGGGATGCGGACGATGTGGTTGTAGATGAACGCGAAGCTGAAGGCGATGTCGGTCGGGTCGCGTATCCAGAACCAATAGGCGACGCGCTTCTTGGTCAGGTTGTCGAACTCCACGCCCATGCGGATCGG